CCGGTTGAAACAGTCCGCGATCCACCCTCTTGGATTGGATACCCAAGCTGGCGCATCGTGGAATCTGGCAAGTTTGATGTGGGAAAGGTTGCGTCGGTCAAGACGTTAACCCCAGTAGCTGGCAATGTCGAAGCCAAAACTGCAGACCAAGAGTCAATCAACTCCTGTGAGAACGTTACCTCCAAATCGGCGGCAGTTCCCACAACCATATGAATAAACTCTGGCACAGTGACAGGAGTGCCACCAACATGTGGATAGCTACTCCCATTCACAATCAGATCTGGCACTCGACACAAACCAGTCAAACGAAAATCATCAGCTGGACTCCAGTACAGCATGCCATTACCTCCATTATCAGTGCGGGCAGCACCAGGAAAAAAGAGGGTGACATTGCCGTCCGTAGAAGTCTCATTGAGATATTCATTTTGAAACAATGGTACAACCTTCAACCCAAAACGACTAATAGAAGGGTATTCTATTTCTAAAACACCCGTACCATGAGCCGCTGGTCCGTCAGGGATGAGTGCGCCGGCTGACGCGATATCCCATACTCTGCGAATTCCAACATCGGAGGCATCAAAAGTGGCTGTAATGGGGACGGTAGTGTTCGTGCAGAACACTTTAAATCGTCCTCCACCATTCCAAAATCGATACATACCACAGAAACGATTGATAGAAGGGAGGGCAGCCTCCGCAGGGAAAATTTCCCCGCGAAGCATGTCCAACACTCCACCAGTCGGAAAACTGTAGACTTCATTGCTGGTACCTGCAAGGTATAGAATAGGCTGAAAGCGGCGCAAATCATCCTTGAGTGAACGCGCTTTATGTAAAGGGTTCGTGACTGCTGAACTCGCGTTCTCAGTGACAGCCACGACGGGTCCTTTCGATTCAGTCGGAGTCACCGCTGGTGGCGGCGCATCCGTCTGCATTTGCATCTCGAAACGACCATCATCATAGTAATGTGGGATGAAGGGGATTTCAACTCCCTCCACCCCAGAAGTACCATTCACCCACCTGTTCTTAATGTCTGCACTCGATAAAGGGACCTCACGAATCCCACACTCCTGCCACACCTTCCAAATTCGCTCACGCCAAAGCGCGAAGTACTCTTCAGAAGTGGGCCAAGCTCGAGCCAAGACATCATTTCCGTTTGCAATGAGAATGTTGGGCAACATCTCCTTGCTCTGGGAAAAGGACAGGGTTTTCATCTGCGTTTCATCAGCGACAGCTGGAAAATAGCGCAGACCCGGAAGTCGATGCTCGTGAAGCACCGTCCGGTGTTTGAGGAATTCACATTCGAATAGTGGCTTAAGACCAGCTTCAGAGTCAGTCTTTTTGTCACCAGTCGTGATAGAGATACCAAATGGGAGCATCACCTCTCTGATATTCTTCGGAGTATACCACGGAATCAATAAAGAAACCGCAGACCACACATCATCACCATAAGTGAACATGCATGTTAACTTCCGAAAGTTGTCAGTTGAGGCGAGCTCAGGCGCATGTTGCTTAGCCAAAAGCAAATACGCAACCACAAGGATGATCAGAGCTTCAATCGAG